CGTTATCATCGCTATAACAATCCTGCTGGCCTCCAACGTGATTTCGTGGCGCTCAGGCTGGAGTTCTCACGCTGATCACATCAAGGCTCAGGCTTCAAAGAAGAGAGAGAAGGCCGAGAATACTATTCAGCCTGTAGAGGAAAAGGCCGCTACTGCTAACGAAGCGGGTAAGGTCATCTACAAAACAATAACCCGTGACGTGGTGAAATATGTTCAGTCTCCGAATCGTATTGTATGTAGGTTTGATGATGATGCTGTGCAGCTGCGTCAGCGCGCCATCGATGCTGCCAACTCCATCCCCGGATTTGATGAGCCCCCCGTGCAAAGCAAGTGACGCCGCGAAGGACAGCGACGAAGATCTGCAGGCTGATATTGAAAGCACTCAGTGCTTGCGGCAACTGAGATTGGATAAGTACCGCTGGCAGGCTTATTATAAAGCGATAGCCCGATAGGTTATTTTCTTGTTGAATTCAGTCCCTGCCTTGCTTATATTCTACCTAAAAATGAGTAGGTGGGTTGTGATTAGAAAATGTTATGTAAGAATGTCTGATCGAGCTTCAGGTGACAAACTGTCATTGGAAGTACTTGTATCAGATAGTGGACTTAAGATTTTCATCTATGATTTTAATAAAGGCGTGGCGACTCTCTCTCATGGTATAAAAGATAAGCAGAGTAAGTATATTTTACAAGGTGAACGGAATGCCGGGCATATCAATCTTGTCAGAAATAACACGATTGATTACACTCTGTGGGTGGTTAATAATTACACCGGTGGGAATGGTGATTCCGATAAATCCTCTCCTGTGCTTTGCGCATTGTGCGAGGGGCAGATACTCATTATCGAATGCAAAAAGACTTTTATAAGAAAACCATTAAGGCTTGATGAGCTCAGGTTTGAATATAACTAATCATGATACGCTCCTTATATGTTAGAAGGACATAACAACTCTTAGGTATCCTGTTTCTAGATATCCTGGAAATGTGCTGCTGGTGGGCTTTGTTCTTGGAGCCTTTTGTCCAGCAGCTTCAGGTTATAAAAAACCCCGTGGAGTAAATCCGACAAATTGACGGGGTGCTGCAGGGGCAGCCAATGTCGGAGTTTAGTCAGATTGCGGGATGTTTTTCTACTGGTTTTGAGTAAAAATGGAAGGTCAGACACTACAGGAAGTGGCTCATCCCTGAGCTCACGGGTAGAACGACGGACTTTGTCATGGCAGAGCAAAGTCATTAGATAGTTTAGACAACACTCCGGATACAACAAGCGTAGCGGGTGTAAATCAGTTAACGGGGCTCAGCGGCTAAGGCATCAAGCATTCACTAAGTGGCTTTGATATTGCTATAGTTCGCCAGAAAGAACAGATTGCATGGTGTCATGCGATACAGCTCATATTTAGAACGTCAGGGTTAAGTTAGTGGTGGATATAACTATTAATAGTGGATTTTTTGGTTATTTGCTTTTGTTATTGACTATGTGGCCAGTTTTTATAACGCTGTGTCTAGCAATGTCTATAGCATTTTACGGAGTCTTAATGAAGAAAACTGCGCTTTCCTGGCTGCTTGCTGCTTTATTTTTTGGCATGTTTGGGGGGCTGTATGGGTATTAATTTACTGATATTGAAGTTTTTTCGAAGTCTGCAAGAATTCATTGCTGCCGTCATCCATCGAATTCATGTATGCTGATTAAGGATTTTTAAAGGAAAAGGAATGGATGATGAATACCCATAAGCTTCTGGATACATACATGTTAGTTGGTGCCGGTCTTTCTCGCGTCAAATATGAGATTTTCTCAGGAGATGAAGGTTCATATGCGTTTATTACGATTTATGCATATGAGCCTCATTTCCATATTAAGGGCTATGACTCCTTAAAGTTAGACGAAACTGTTGATGTCAGATCTCAGATCGAAGGGCATTTCGCAGATACCTACCAGTAGCCAAAACCATATTTCTGAATCTACAGCCCCGCTTATGCGGGGCTTTTTATTGGGGTGAATATGGTATCAAGTTCACCCTGGCATCATCCCTGTAACACAAAACGGTGTTAACGACTGCGTTATCACTAACTTCGGAAAAAGTTATGCCACCACGCGCTAAACGACCTTGCCGGCACAGAGGATGCACGGCAGTAACGAATGATGTCAGTGGGTTCTGTGAGATCCATCGGCAGCAACACGCCGGTGATGGCTGGCGTAACTATCAGCCCGGAAAAACTCGGCAGGAACGTGGTTATGGTCGTCCGTGGGAAATTAAACGGGCCCGTATCATGAAGAGGGATAAATACCTTTGTCAGAACTGCAGGCGAGACGGTATTGCCACGAAAGCCTCAAGTGTCGACCACATTATTCCTAAAGCTCATGGCGGTACGGACGATGACTTTAATCTCGAGTCATTGTGCTGGAGCTGCCACAGCAAGAAAACAGCAACAGAGAGAACCCGATGAATAATTTTAAAATTGAATACGTTGATGGCGTTTTGACAGTTCTGGAGACGGATGGTCAGTCAAGAATGAATGAAGCCGTGCATGGCATCCATTTTGAGCATGTCCAGGGTGGCCGCCCACTGCTGAAACTGACGATTGCGCATGATATTGCACCGGCACCGGCTGCTGAGTCGGCTCAGCAACCTTTAGTGGGTGAGCTGGTACAGGAGCAACAATCTCCGCCTCCCGGCGGTCGTCGTTCCCGCCGTCGTCGTGGAGGTAAGCAATGATGTATAAACGCACGGATCTGACGCTCTCCATGTTCTATGCATCCAGCGCTGATGCAGAGGGAAACAAAGTGGCTACGTTGACGATGCAGGTCATCGCTGCAGAGGCAGGGGCCGTCCAGACCAGCCAGTTGCTCTGCATTACCGATAACGCGAAGAAAAAAACGTATAGCGTAGGTGAACAATCTGTCAGTAATGGTTCCGATCCGTTGCTGGTCGCGATTGAGAATTACTGGCGTCAGAGTACGGATGTCGTCGTTAAAGGATTGATCGCCGAGGTGACCGACTTCATCGCAGGGAACATCAACTCAGTCAGCACCTGGATCGGTCAGTTTGGGATGAAGGTGTTCGAGAACCAGCCATTAGATGAACGGCTACCAGAAAGCGTACTGCAGGCCGATGGAGGCTCCGCTACAGCGACAGGATCATGACCGCCGGTATAACAACTGGTGTTCATTGAACGTCTGAGATATGCCGGCCCACGCAATGCGAACCGTATTCGCCGCCGGCGCAGCCGGAATGACGACCTCCACCTCGACTGAGGCAGCTGCAGCCAGGGGTAGGGGGGAGCAAATCCCTGACCCCTTTCGCGCTTAGGGACTGCCCGTTGAAGTCTATTTTTACACGCCAGAAATAAGAAACTTTTTTCCGGAAGGTTTCATCTATCAAAGGAACGTTTATGGCCGGAGGAATTCGATCGTCCGGTGGTGGCCGAAAACCCACTTTACCCACCGGGCAAAAAAGCAAATTAACACGTATTGCGCCTCCCGCTGAGTTAATGGGGGAGGCGGCAATAAGAATGTGGAAGACGCAAAGCAAAATACTCATCGACCGAGGGGTGTTTGAGCTGGAGGACGCACCTTTGTTGCTGGCTTATTGCAATGCTTTTCATCTGATGCTCGAAGCCGAAAAAATGCTGGCCAGCGGACTGACCTCAGAAAGTGAAATGGGGGGCTTGAAAAAACACCCTGCAGTTAATGTCCGAAATGACTCGGTTTCCCAGCTTGCCCGCCTCGGCTCTCTGTTGGGGTTAGATCCGCTCAGTCGTCTTCGCATGACCAGCGGACAAAAGGATCCGGACGATGACGGGAATGAATTCGATGAGTTTGACTGATGGCTACCTATCCGAACGTCAATGCGGCGAACCAGTATGCGCGGGATATCGTTGGCGGGAAGATTCTGGCGTGTCAGTTAACGGTACTTGCCTGTCAGCGACATCTGGACGACCTCGAACGAGCAAAGGATCCCCACTGGCCCTACCGCTTCGATAAAAACAAAGCAGAACGATTTCTTCGTTTTGCCCAGAAAATGCCTCATACCTCAGGGGAATGGGCCCGGCGTAAACTCCGGATTGAATTTGAAGCCTGGCAGAAGTTCGCTCTTGGCGTACCGTTTGGATGGGTACACAAGAAGACAGGCCTGCGTCGTTTCTCTGAAATCTATATCGAGGTGCCCAGGAAGAACGGGAAATCCGCTATTGCCGCTGCTGTAGGAAATTATATGTTTTGTGCAGATGGCGAGCATGGTGCAGAAGTCTATTGCGGCGCCACGACTGAAAAACAGGCATGGAAGGTATTTTCTCCGGCGCTGCAAATGGTGAAAAAGCTGCCGGCATTGCGGCAAAAATTCTCGATAAAACCTTGGGCAAAAAAAATGACGCGCCCTGACGGTTCGGTTTTTGCGCCTGTGATCGGTGACCCGGGGGATGGTGATTCGCCATCATGCGCCATCATTGATGAATATCACGAACATACTACTGATGCGCTTTACACCACCATGACCACCGGTATGGGAGCTCGTGAACAACCGATGACACTGATCATCACCACCGCCGGCTATGACATTACATCCCCTTGCTATGAAAAGCGTACTCAGGTTGTCGAGATCCTGCGGAGAACCCGTAATGGCGAGGAAAATGAAACAATATTTGGGCTGATTTATGGCCTTGATGACGATGATGACTGGACGACTCCTGAGGCATTAATCAAGGCAAACCCCAACTATGGCATTTCGGTAAAAGCAGATTTTCTCCGGGCTAAACAATTATTGGGTATGTCGACGCCCGGGCAGACAAACAAGATTCTGACCAAGCATTTCAATCGCTGGGTAAGCGCAAAATCAGCTTATTACGACCTGAGAAAATGGATGGATGCAGCCGATAAAAACCTTAAGTTGTCAGATTTTGAAGGGGAAGAATGCTGGCTGGGTATAGATCTGGCCTCGAAAGTTGACCTCAATGCCGTGGTTCCAGTTTTTCGTCGTGAAATAGACGGAATAACACATTTTTACTGTGTTTCTCCTCTGTTCTGGGCACCAGAAGAAACCATTTACTCGCAGGAGACCGCGCTGAAAAGTACCGCAGAACGTTATCAGTCCTTTGTCCGGCAGGGTAAGTTGATCCCGACCGATGGTGGCGAAGTTGATTACAGGCTGATATTTGAAACGATCCTGAAGCTGCGGAATACCGTAAAAATTGCCCAATGCCCCATTGATCCTTATGGCGCGACTTCATTACGTCACATGCTTGAGGAAGAGGGGCTTGAGCCTGTCGAGATAAGACAAAATTTTACCCATATGAGTGATCCTATGAGAGAGATTGAGGCTGCGCTCATCTCGGGGAGATTCCATCATGACGGACACCCTGTCATGAACTGGTGTATTTCCAATATTGTCGGCCAGTACCTTCCCGGAAGTGACGATATTGTGCGTCCCGGGAAGGAAGGGCGGCAGAACAAGATAGATGGTGCGGTTGGTTTAATGATGGGGCTGGGGCGCGCCATGCTTAACAGTTCAGTGATGACATCCGTATATGATGAGGAAGATATAGCATGCTAATTTCAGTTCTGAGTTTTATTGTCGGCCTCACTGGTGCTGGATTGTTATCAGCTGGAGCCTGGCTTATTTCTCCATCAGTGGGATTGATAACAGGAGGGATTATTTGTCTGGGCTGGTCATATATGACAACCCGGGCCTTTTCCTCCGGCGTCAGCAATGGCGGAGGTGAATAATGTTCCTACCCCAGATGTTCAGGGGCCGACAATACTCGGGGAATAGCTTCTGGGAAGCCATGCTGGGCGGGGTTCGTTCAAGCCAGAGCAAAACTGGCATCATAATCACGCCAGAAACTGCTCTGGGACTTTCTGCGATCCGGGCCTGTGTCACCCTCCTGGCGGAGTCCGTCGCGCAGCTGCCGTGCGAACTTTACCGGCGGGATAATAATGGCGGGCGCCAGCGTGCGACGGATCACCCGGTTTATGACCTGATTCACTCCCAGCCCAACAGGAAAGACACCTCATTCGAGTATTTCGAGCAGCAGCAGGGGTTGCTGGGGCTTGAGGGAAATTGCTACTCGATCATCGAACGGGACGGAAAAGGCTACCCGAAAGAGCTGATCCCCATTAACCCGAAAAAGGTCATTGTGCTGAAAGGGCCGGACGGTATGCCTTATTACGAACTCCCGGAAGTCGGTGAAATTCTGCCGATGCGCATGATGCACCATGTGAAGGTCTTTTCTCTGGATGGCTATATCGGCAGTTCCCCCATTCAGACGAACGCCGATGTCTTGGGGCTGAATCTGGCCGTTGAGGAGCATGCGGCAGCGACATTTCGGCGCGGGACAACGATGAGCGGGGTGATAGAGCGTCCGAAAGAGGCTGCGACCATTAAAAGCCAGGATGCTATTGATCGCCTGCTGGCGAAATGGACCGAACGCCATTCCGGTATTCACAATATGTTCTCTGTGGCACTGCTGCAGGAGGGCATGAGCTACAAACAACTGTCGCAGGATAACGAAAAGGCGCAGCTGCTACAGTCGCGGCAGTGGGGCGTGGAAGAGGTCTGCCGGCTCTATAAAATCCCGCCACATATGGTGCAGATGCTGGCGAAAGCGACCAACAACAACATCGAGCACCAGGGCCTGCAGTTCGTGATGTATACGCTGCTGGCTTGGCTGAAACGCCATGAGGGTGCGCTGCAGCGCGATCTGCTTCTGCCCAGCGAACGCCGCGATTTGTACATCGAGTTCAACGTTTCCGGGCTGCTGCGAGGCGACCAGAAGTCACGCTATGAATCGTATGCGCTGGGCCGCCAGTGGGGATGGCTATCCACTAACGATATCCGGCGTATGGAGAATCTGCCGCCAATTGCTGGCGGGGACAAATACCTGACACCGCTCAATATGGTCGACAGCGCGAAGATCCTTCCTGGCGATAAGTCGCCGACAGCGAAACAGCTGGCCGAAATCGAAACCCTTCTGGCCAGAGCCTGATTATTTCCCGCCGCGCGGGATGACCTGGAAGACAACATGACAACGAAATTAATTAACCTGCCGCACCTGGCAGATATGGTCTTTGGCGTGCCGCATTACGTGACGCGGCAAACAATGGACTCCGTGAAAGCGGTGCTCATCCCCCGTATTCAGGGGATCACCGAAGATGCCGCCATTCAGATGGCGCTGAATCCGGGTAAATCACCTGCAGCTGAGCAGGTCCAGCCCACCGGCGGGGTGGCGGTGATCCCCGTTCACGGCATTCTTGTTCCACGCCGGGGGCAGATTACGGCGATGTGCTCCGAGCTGACCAGCTACGAGCGGATCCGCGGGCAGTTGCAGGCGGCGTTAAACGACCCCTCAATCAGCGAAATCGTTCTGGATATTAACTCCGGCGGCGGCGCAGCGGTGGGGTGCAAGGAGCTGGCCGATTACATTTATCAGTCTCGCGACACGAAACCCATCACGGCGATTGTGAACTACAGCGCGTATTCCGCCGCGTATTTCATCGCATCGGCCTGCAGCAAAATCATCGTCAGCCAGACCAGTGGCGTGGGGTCGATTGGTGTGATCATGGAGCACCTCGATACGTCGAAGATGGAAGAAAAAATGGGGCTGACGTTCACCACCATTTACCGGGGAGATAACAAAAATAACGGCACCCAACATGAACCTCTGAGTGAAGAGTCGCTGGGTATGTTCCAGGGCATGATCGACGAAATGTACGAGACGTTTACGGGGTCGGTGGCCGAATATCGCGGCCTGAAGCAGCAGGCCGTCATTGATACGCAGGCGGGGCTGTATTTCGGCCCTGGCGCTGTGTCTGCCGGCCTGGCGGATGAAGTCTCTGACCCCCAGGCGGCGATCAATGCTATCGCGGCAAAGTATCAGCAACCCCGTCAAAAAACCTCCATTCAGATGCAGGCAGCCGCGATGGATCTGCAAACCAAAATGTAACCCGGCGCAAACACAAACCGCGTCACCTTAAGCAGCCAGCAGGCTGCTTTTTTATGTCTAAAAAGAGAGAAATAAAATGCCACATATTGAAGAATTGCGTCGTCAGCGTGCGGGTATCAACGAACAGGTTCAGGCCCTGGCAACCATTGACGCCAGCGGCAGCACGCTGACTGCGGAGCAGCTGACGGAGTTTGCGAACCTGCAGCAGCAGTTCACTGATATCAGCGCCAAAATTGAACGCCTGGAAGCCGCTGAACGTGCTGCGGCGCTGGTCGCAAAACCCGTGAAAGCGACTCAGCAGGCCCCCGGCATTATTGTTAAGCAGGAGCCGAGACAGTACACCGGTGCTGGCATGACCCGACTGGTTATGTCTGTCGCCGCAGGCGCAGGGAATCTGCAGGACGCGGCAAAATTCGCTTCAGAAGAGCTGAATGACCAGTCCGTATCGATGGCCATTTCCACCGCAGCGGCGTCAGGGGGTGTGCTTATTCCGCAGAACCTCCACAGTGAGGTGATCGAGCTACTGAGCGACCGAACCATCGTCCGCAAGCTGGGTGCCCGTCCCGTTCCGCTGCCTAACGGTAATATGACGCTACCACGCGTGGCCGGTGGAGCAACGGCAAGCTACACAGGAGAAAACAAAGACGCCAAGACATCAGAAACACGCTTTGATGATGTAAAACTGACGGCGAAAACTCTGATTGCGATGGTGCCTATTTCCAATGCACTGATTGGCCGCGCCGGATTCAACGTCGAGCAGTTGGTCCTGCAGGATATTCTGACCGCCATCTCAGTGCGTGAGGATAAAGCCTTTATGCGCGATGACGGTACCGGCGATACACCGATTGGTATGAAGGCGCGCGCGACGCAGTGGAACCGCCTGCTGCCGTGGGAAGCTGATGCAGCGATCAACCTGAATACGGTTGACGAGTACCTGGACAAGATCATTTTGATGGCGATGGACGGCAACAGCAACATGATCAGCAGCGGCTGGGGTATGTCGAACCGTACCTATATGAAGTTGTTTGGGCTGCGTGACGGCAACGGCAACAAAGTCTATCCGGAAATGGCTCAGGGATTACTTAAAGGATATCCGGTTCAGCGTACCAGCGCGATCCCTGCGAATCTGGGGACCGGGGGTAAGGAGACTGAGATTTACTTTGCTGACTTCAATGATGTGGTTATCGCTGAAGACGGCAATATGAAAGTCGACTTCTCGAAGGAAGCCTCTTATATCGATGCCGATGGCACCCTGGTATCTGCGTTTTCCCGTAACCAGTCGCTAATCCGCGTTGTTACTGAGCATGATATTGGCTTCCGTCATCCGGAAGGCCTGGTGCTGGGTACCGGCGTCCTATTCTAACCCATCCCTCAATAAATACGGCCCGCATATGCGGGCTTTTACCTTTCAGGAGAATGTTATGGCTGCGAAAAATAAAGCAGTGGAGCCGGAAGAAACAGGCACACAGGACAATCATGCGACCGTGGTCGCACAGGCAGAGCGTAAATCCGTTGTGTTCCTTGGGCCGCACCACCGTTATTCCCGTGGAGATATCGCGTGCTTTGAAGGATCGCGCGCCGAAGAACTGGTTAAGCGGCGTATCGCGGTATGGCCGGAGGATGCCGAACGTGCGCTGAAACCGAAGCCGGGAGACAGCGATTTTGATACTGACATTGGATGATGTGAAAACCCAGCTACGCCTGGAACTGGATTTCACGGAGCATGACGCGATGCTCACGCAAATGGTGAACGCCGCGCAGCGGAGCATCGAGCGTGATTATTACTGCAAGCTGGTCACCAGTGATGAAGAGTTGCAGGCACTCCCGGAAGCCGTCCGCGGATTTATCGCGGATGAAGATATCCGGCTGGCCATTCAGTTTCTGGTCAGCGATGCGTATCTGAATGGCCATACCGGACAGTGGCTGGAAACCGCTGCGGTGAGGCATCTTCTTTTCCCCCTGCAGGAGCATACGCTATGAGCCTGAAACCGGGTGATATGAACTGTCGCATTGCGATTAGCTACGTTCAGTCCGGTCGGGGGCCGCTGGGCGAACCGCTACCGGAAAAGCTGGTTGAATCGGGAAAAGCGTGGGCAAAACGGGAGCTGGTATCGGGGCGGAAAGTCCGCACGCTGGATCAGCAGCAGGTGGTGGAAACCTGCCTGTTTACGGTCTATCCGGGTGTGCTGGTTGATATTGACTGGAAAATCACGACGAAAAACCTGGTTTATACCGTCCGGAATATCGACCGCAAAACGGACCGGCTCATTATCACGGGGGAGGCTGACGGACGGCATGATAGAGCTGGCGATTAAGGGTGCGCTGGAGCGCATCACCGGCATGAATGCGTATCCGCTTTTACTGCCGGACACGGTCCAGGAAGGGGTGACATATCAGCGTATTTCGGATGCGCCGGTAGGGGCTGGCCTGGCCAGAACGGGGCTTTCCTCTGTCCGCATACAGGTGGCGATTTATCTGATCGATAACTACAGCCGCCTGCTGATGCTGGATAAGCAGCTTTGGTCAGAATGGAAAGCCATTGTGCAAAGCCGTCTTGAGGATTGTCCGGTCAGTTACGTGACGCGCGGCAGTATCCAGCAGGACAAGATCACGCTGACCAGTGGTCGCATCCAGTACCGTCTGGTGCGCGACTTTATATTCACCACTCCGGAGTAACCCCATGCGCATTGAGATGAAATTCCCGTCGGGGAAGGATTTTGAACGCCTGATTTCCGAGATGGACAAGAAGGTCAGCACCAGGTTGTTGCGTGATGCCGGGCGCCGGGCGCTGGCCATCGTGCAGGAAGATATGCAACAAAACGCCGGCTACGACGAGTTAAGCGGCGGGCCGCACATGCGCGACACGATCAAAATCCGTAGCTCAACCAGCGCCGCAAAGAGCGAGCGCTACGGGACTCTCATCACGTTTCGAGTCGGTCCCAGCAAAGCACATCACATGAAAGCGCTGGCGCAGGAGTTCGGCACGGTGAAACAGGTGGCTAAGCCGTTTATCCGTCCGGCGCTGGATTACAACGTCGAAAAAGTGCTGTCGATACTAGCAGCTGAAATTCGCTATGGGCTGGAAGGCCGGTAGTCAAAAAGAGAGAGAAAAAAATGGGTGAAGACGTCATTAAAAGCCCCTCGGAATATGCAAGCATTCCGGCGGGAACCCGCACGTACTGGGGTATGAAAGGCACGCTGAAGACGGCGGCAAAACTACTGCAAAGTACGATGGCCATCGGTGCCGTAGGCAAAAAGGGCACTTTCATGAAGGTGACACGCCTTATTGACCGTGATCCGAAATATATGGCCGATATGGGTGAGGGTGAGGATAAAACCCTGGTGTTTATTGCCGATCCGACGGATGCGAATCAGCAGGCGTTGCTGGAAGCGGCGGAGGCCAATAAGACCGTGGTGTTTTTCTTCGACTTCCCAAATGGGCGCTCGGCAGAAATGGAGCTGGTGCTGTCCGGATGGGCACAGCAGGCCGTTGACCAGCCTGATGGTAAAGTCCTGCAGGACGAGGTATACGGCAAGCAGAACGGCGGCGTGAAGTGGACTACCAATAGTGGTAGTGAATAAAAGGAATAACGACTGTGAATTATCAAAACCTTCTCAACCCTATTATCAAAGCCCACCCGATTACGCTGCTTGGTCAGCAGATCTTTATTCGCCGTCTGACGCAGGAGGAACTATGGGATTATGAAGCCGATCTGCAGGCGCTGGAAAAGAGCGATGACAACGCTCGCCAGACCTCTATCCGTGGCATCACACTGTTTCTCTCTGCGCTGGTAAATGAGGACGGAAGCCGCCCGGCAGCGGATGAACTCCCGGCCGCAGAGGCTTTTCTGTCAGCCCATTCGGGAGCAGATCTGCTGGAGGCGGTCATTGCCGTACAGCGTCATGCTATCGGCACACTGGAAGATGCCAAAAAAAACTAACCGAATCACCCCAGCTGCGCACTCTGTTTACGCTGGCAGATCGCTGGGGTGAGCCGGACCCCACGAAACTGGCCGCCATGCCGGCGAACATCCTGACCTACTGGGAGGCGTACTTTGCGCTCCTTAAAGAAGAGGGAGAACCACCACTGGCGGCTCCACAGTCATCTACAGCACCCTCTGCCGTAGCCCGGGATGATGATTTTGAAAACTGCCTGAGGGTTCTTGGAAATGGCTGATGTAGCATCACTCGCTGTCGCGTTGCACCTCAACCGTGCGACGTTTAATTCGCAGTTCGCTGACGCAATGCGTCAGGCGGATGGCAACGCACAGCAGTTCAACAAAAAAGCACAGGCTGATGCGGCAAAAACTGAGGCTGCCTTTAAGGGGATCGGCGTAGGTGTAAAAGCCGCTGATGCTGAATTTTCCAGGCTGGATAAACGTATCGAAAAGCTGGGGTCACTAAGGCTTACCGGGCTGGATGAGATGCGTAACGTACTGGCGAATCTGTCTGCCGGTAGTGGCGTTACCGGCAGCAGTTTCACCACTGCGGCGATCTCGGCGCTGACCGAAGGTATGAGTACTGCGCTGACCAGTAGCACGCAAAGTCTGGAGCTACAGCGACAGGCTCAGATTGCCGCATCGCAGGCGGCGGTAGATGGCGCGCAGGCGTCTATCAACAATGCCCGCACGCTGCGAGAAGAGGCACTGGCGCGGCAGAAAGCAGCCGTACAAACGATTCAGGCGGCGCAGGCGGAGCGCGAGAAGGCGTTTGCGCTGGATGAGTATTATGCCAAACAGGCAGAGGTCAATAAGCAGTATGGCATCACGGCCAGCTATGAAGCAGAGCACGCGAAAAACGCCCGCACCATCAGCGAGGCCAATATAGCTGAGGCCCGCGGGAAAAAGAGCCTGGCAGAAGCCACAAAAGAGGTTCTGGCCGCAGATATCGCTGAGTCTGACGCCAGGCGTACCCTGACCACCTCAACACGAACGCTGGCCACGGCCAGCCAGGAGCTGACGTTCCGGCAGCGCGCAGCGGCGGCGGCGGCGGGAACACTGCATGGCGCCCTGGCGCTGGTCGGTGGCCCGGTCGGGATCGGTATCATGGCGATCGCCGGCGCGGTGACGATGCTCTATTCGTCGTTTTCAAAGTCTCAGGAAACTATCAGCGGCTACAGTAATGCGTTATTCAAATCAGGGCAGCAGTCGATTATGTCGGTTCAGTATCTCCAGAGCCTGCAGTCGCAGCTGGGAGATACTGACGGTGCCGTAAAAGCTATCACCGCGTCTGTTAATGCCGGATTCGGTGGTGAAATGCTGGACCGCGTTGCCGGACTTGGCGCCCGGATGGAAGAGCTGGGGCAGAGTTCGGGGGATCTGGTCTCGATGCTCACGAATCTGCAGGGCGATCCTGTCCAGGCGATGGAGAAGCTGAACAATCAGGGAATTCAGCTAAACGCGACGTTTATCGATCAGATAGTCACGCTGCAGCGCCAGGGCAGGGAAAGTGAAGCTACGGCGCTCCTGCAAAAGCAGGCGATGGCCGAGCTGGAAAAGCAGATAAAGGATCAGGAAGATAAGGTTGACGGGCTGAAAGGGGCCTGGAAATCGCTGAAGGATTATGTCAGCAGCGCGTTTAAAACAATGGGTGACGCCCAGATGGCCACAGCCCAGGCGCAGGCGTCAGCATTGGGAATAAACCTGACACCCAGCCCGGACCCGGCGATAAAACAGCGCGAAGAGGTGGAAAGGCTGCGGAAGGAGCAAGAGAAGCTCCGGAAAGATACAGCTGATCGCCTGAAGGCCGAAAATACCGTTCAAGGACTGATGGCTGCTGGCGTGACAAAAGAGAAGCAGCGCGCCGATGCACTGGCGGTTCTCAATCGCACTCTCAAGAAAGGAACGGAAGAGTACGCGCAGGCGTTACGCGGTATAGATAAATTGTACGGGGAGAAGCAGAAGAAACCGGCGGCGTACAAAGATGACCAGGCCACCCAGCGTCTGCAGAGTCTGCGCGAGCAGGAATCGGTTCTTCGTCAGCAAAACCAGCAGACCGTTAACCTGACCGGTTCAGAGCGAAAGCTGCTGCAGTTCAACCAGGAGATCGCCGATCTCAAGGCAAAAAAAATCCTGACCGCTGGGCAGCGCAGCATTCTCAATGCTGAGCAGGAGCTGCGCGCTCAGCTGAACATCAACGTACAGCTGGAGAAGGCGAACGTGCAGCGCCAGCTGTCGCTGAAAATGCAACAGGAGAATAATGAGCTGCACCGCTCAACCATTCAGCTACAGGCCGAGATGGATGCCAACGTGGCCAGGATGACGATGAGCAGCGCCGCCTATGACCAGATGGCGAAGGAACAGCAGATCAGGAGTAATTTTGTTAAGAAAAGAGCCGACCTTGAAAAATCATCGGCCAGTATGGGATCAGCGTTTTACAAATCACAATCGGACGTTTTAGATAAAGAAGAACAAAAGCAACTGAGCATCGTTCGCAATGGTGCCCGGGATAAAGCGCAGGTTGAGGGTTCCTGGACCGAGGGGTTACGCGCCGGGCTGCGTGAATGGGGCGCCGATGCAACCAACATTTATGCCCAGGTTCGTGACACCTCCGTCAATGCAATGGATGGCATGGCCAATTCTATCTGGCAAATGGCGTCGCGGGGGAAATCGTCATTCAAGGAGATGGCGCTGTCTATCATTGACGATATTGGGCAGATGATAACAAAAATGCTCTTTTTTCAGTCTATCCGATCTGCAGGCTCAGCTATGTCGGGGTCCGGGATTGGCATCCTCGCGGATTTTGGCGGGTTTCTGTCTGGGTTCTCCGGCGGCGGGTATACCGGTGATGGCGGGAAGTATGAGGTTGCCGGGCCAGTCCACCGTGGTGAGTGGGTTGTGCCGCAGGAGGTGGTTAAAAGGCCAGGCATGCTCAGCTTTCTGAACCAGTTAACTTACGGCAGTGGCTACGCCAACGGAGGGCTGGCTGGCGCGCCGAGCGGGCCGCTTCCAATGAGTGGTGAGAGCCAGCGCGCAGCAGGTGGGATAACGGTTAATATCCCGTTACAGCTGGTCAATAGTAACGGTAATCCGGATCAGTCCGGGAAGCGGTCAGAGAGTGGTATCGCTCAGATGAAGCAACAGATCGTTCAGATAGTTTTGAGCACCCTGGATAAGGAAATGGGTAACGGTGGGATGATCGATGTAAAACTGAGGAGCATGCGCTAATGGCCGCACTGGAAACGTTCGACTGGTCGCCGCTGAATGGTCCCACTGCGGATATTAAATATGCGACGCGGTCCGTGAAATATGGTGATGGTTATGAGCAGGTCACTGGTGATGGTATTAATCCTGAATCGCAATCATGGCCACTGACATTCACCGACTACAGGGAGGAGGTCATGCCGATCCTGCAGTTTTTGCGCCGTCATGGCGAAACACGTGCATTCATATGGGTTAATCCGCTGGGCGAGCGGGGGCTATACCGTGCGACACAGATAAAGCCTCAACTGCTTGATTTTGCGCGCATGACCGTTACTGTTACGTTTGTGACGGCATACAGAGCCGCACCGATATAATGGAGAATGATAATGCAAAAAATGGTACTGGCGCTGGCAAGCATCGCCGTTCTTTTATCCGGTACAGCGGCAGCACGTGAGCTAACGGCGTCGGAAAAAAAAGTCATCGAAGAGTCTGCGAAGCAGAAGCTGAAAGATCCGGATAGCGCCAAAATTTATTGGCAGCCAGATATGGGTGGGGATATTTACTGTGCTCAGATAAATGCCAAAAACTCTTATAGTGGCTATGCAGGAAAAGCGCTCTTACTGGTTGGCCCGAGGAGAAACAACTCTGGGATAATAATTAGCGCGGACACCATTATCCATAGTGATGATATGGAAAGAATGATGATGCCAATTTGCACTGATGCCGGCTACCACTTTCCCCGTTAACCTCCCGTGCCGTCCGGCACCCACACCATCAATTTAACCCCGCTTAGCGGGGTTTTTTATTATTGGGGCTTCGGTCCCGCAGCGAGGACATTATGGGCATTGCAGCCGACGATCAAAAACTGGAACCCGGTAACGTCATCACTCTGTTCGAAGTGGATGGCACCACTTTTGGTGCAGACGTACTGTATTTTCACAACCACGCTATCCCGTATACCGAAGAAGAAATTATCGCCGCTGGCAGCGATGCGGAAAAGCTGACGGGCAAACCGATTTACTGGCAGGGCGTGAAATATACGCTCTGGCCATGTGAGATCGAGGACGTTGAGTCCAACGGTGAAGGTTCGCCAGCTTCCCCCAAGCTGTCCATTGCGAACCTGGATGGCTCAATCAGTGCGTTATGCCACATGTTCCAGGATATGAAGCAGGCGAAGGTAACGGTTCACCGCACGTATGCGCACTATCTCGATGCCAGGAACTTCCCTGACGGCAACCCACAGGCTGACCCGACAGCAGAGCAGATTGATGTTTTTTACATTGACAGTAAATCCAGCGATGACGATGAACAGGTCCAGTTCAAGCTTAGCTCGCCGGTGGATGTTACCGGACAGAAGTTGCCTGCACGCCAGATGACCAACCGTTGTGCCTGGTGCATGCAGGGCCAGTACCGTGGTGCTGACTGTGGCTATACCGGCACGCGTTATTACGACAAATTCGGCAATCCCGTAGACAACCCGGCACTGGACGTCTGCCCGGGAACGGTCGCGGGCTGTAAGTTACGTTTTGGTGATGATGCCATGCTGCCGTTTGGCGGATTCCCGGCTATTGGTCTGCTGAGGATGTAGTCATGCTGAGCCAGAGACTGAAAACCGCTATTGAGGCGCACGCCGCTGATGTTTACCCGAACGAATGTTGTGGCCTGATTACCCGGGTCGGGCGGCAGCGCCGATATATTCGCTGCGAAAACAGTCATGAAATGCCGACGGAGCATTTTCGGATCGCCGCCGGTGACTGGATTGCCGCAGAGGATGCCGGCGACGTGCTGGCCGTGGTGCATTCGCATCCGGATGCCGGTCCGCACGCATCCGCCGAGGATCTGCAGGGCTGCCAGAAAACAGGCCTGCCGTGGATCATTATTAGCTGGCCAGGTGGCGACTACACCGTCACGACGCCGGATGATTCCCTGCCTCTTCTGAACCGTCCGTTTATCCACGGTAGCTGGGACTGCTACGGACTGGTCCGCGACTGGTATATGCAGGAGCGAGGTATCGAACTGCCTGATTTTCCCAGAGAGGACAACTGGTGGACCCGGGGGGAAAACCTGTATGTGCGGCACTATGCGGAGGCCGGGTTTTATTCTCACGCCAGCGAGCTGCAGGCAGGCGATGTGATTCTGATGCAGTACAGAGCGGACGAAATCAACCACGCCGGCATTTACCTGGGCAACGGAAAAATGTTGCACCACATGTATGGCCAGCTGAGTGGTGAGGTTCCATACGGTGGGATCTGGCGGGAGCGAACCATGCTGACGCTGAGGCATAAAAATGACGACTAATACGATAGAGAAAATGGTTCTGGTTCGCCTGTACGGCAAGCTGGGCAAGCTGTTCGGCCGGGAGCATCGCCTGTCGGTATCTTCTGTACGGGAGGCTATCCGCGCGCTGTGCATCATGGTTCCTGGACTAGAACGATGGCTGGAGACCAGCGAGGGACGTGGAGTCACGTACATGGTCTTTAACGGTGAAAAAAATCTGAGCCAAGATGACCTGTTTCTGAATGGTGTGCATGACGTAATCAAAATTGCGCCTGTGATTATTGGCAGTAAAAAAGCCGGGGTGTTCCAGACCATTTTTGGTGCCGTACTCGTTGCCGTTGGTATGGTGCTGAGTTTTACCCCTGCCGCTGCTGCCTCGCCGTTCCTCTACAAAATGGGGGCGGCGATGATGCTGGGCGGCGTTGTACAAATGCTGGCGCCCAGCGGTACCCAGGGTATGACAACGGATCGGGATACGAAAAAATCGTACTCATTTGGTGCGCCTGTTAATCAGGTCGCTGCCGGCAACGGTGTACCGATCTTGTATGGCCTGCGTGAAATAGGCGGCGTCATTATCAGTGGCGGTATTTATACCGAAGAACAGCAATAAAAAAATGCATTTTACCCTTCCCGCCACGGCGGGATTTTTTTTGCCCGGAGTTTGAGAATGGCTGAAATAAAAGGAATCGCTGGCGCTAAAAATAACGGTGGTAACAAGGATAACGGGCAGAATCGCGGGACGGAAATTGCCTCGGTCGCCTATATGAAAATCTTGCTGGCACTGTCAGAAGGTCAAATTGCCGGTCAGTTTACCGGTCAGGATATTTGCCTCGACGGTACGCCGTTGCTCGATGCCGATGGCCATGAAAATTTTCCGGGCGTGACGTGGGAGTGGCGCAGTGGTCTGGTTGACCAGGATTACATTCAGGGTTTCCCGGCGGTCGAAAACGAAATCAGCGTCAGCACGGAAATCAAGTCTGGCACCCCGTGGGTAAAGGCGATCAACAACACGCAGCTGTCGGCTGTTCGCTTGCGTATTAAATTTCCGAACGGGGTCTACAGCCTGCGTGACAGCGGTGGCAAAGATGGTTACCGCATTGAGTTCGCTATCGATGTTTCAACAGACGGCAGCACGTATACCGAATATGGCCGCGATACCGTCGATGGCATAGCTAACACGGGCTATGAGCGCAGCTACCGCATCGATTTGCCGCGGGCAAACTCCGGCTGGCAGATCCGCGTTCGCCGTCTGACTGAGAATAAGAATAATAACAAAACGGCGGACGTGAGTCGTATCGAGTCGATAACGGAAATCGTTGACGCCAAACTGCGCTATCCGAACACCGCGCTGTTGTTCGTTCAGTTCGATTCAACGCTTTTTGATGGCCGGACACCGACCGTGACGGTCAAGGCAAAGGGGCTGGTCATTCGCGTACCGTCGAACTATGACCCTGTCGAACGTACCTACAGCGGAAGCTGGGACGGGACCTTCAAGTGGGCCTGGTCGAATAACCCCGCCTGGATTTTTTACGATCTGGTGCTGAACAAACGTTATGGACTTGGAAAGCGTATTTCGTCCGACCAGGTGGATAAATGGACCCTGTATCAGATCGGCCAGTATTGCGATGCGCCGGTCTCAGATGGTGCTGGCGGAAAAGAGGCCCGTTATCTCTGCGATCTCTATATCTCCCAGCGGACTGACGCCTGGACCGTATTAATGGATCTCGCGAACATTTTTCGGGGCATGATTAGCTGGTCGAATAATCTGCTGTCGGTTGATGCCGATATGCCGCGTGAGATGGACCCCGATTTTGTTTTCAACAAATCGAATATTGTCGGCTCCTTCACGTTCTCCAGCACGTCCGAGCGGACCAACTATAGCGCGGCCATCGTCACTTACAGCAACCCACAGAATAACTATCAGGACGATCAAGCCAGCGTCTATTCGCAGGAGGTTGCAGACCGCTTCGGATTTAACACTATCGAGCTGTCCCGGATTGGCTGTACACGTGAATCCGAGGCGCAGCGCCACGGCGCCTACGCCATCGAGACAAACCGCGACGACAATGGCGTTGAGTTTAAAACGGGGATGGAGGGTCGCATTCCCCGTGTTGGCAAGGTTATCGGTATCAACAATGCCCCTATGGCTGGCCGGCAGAACGGCGGTCGTGTGGCGGCAGTCTCAGGAAAAAGGATTACTCTCGACCGCGCGGTCGCGGCAAAAGCCGGGGATACGCTCATCATTAACCTGCCGGACGGAAAGTCGCAGGGGCGTAAAGTTCAGGGTGTGCAGGACCGTATTGTTACGGTAGAGCAGGAGTATAACCCGGCACCGCAGGCGGAGGCGGGTTGGATTCTGGATCAGTCAGACCTGGCCATTCAGCAATTCAGGGTTAAGCGCGTTGTGAACAATAACGATGGCACGGTCACTATTAACGGCCTGCCGTATAACCCGAACAAGTTTCCCCGGGTGGATGATGGCGCGGTGATCGAAGACCGTCCTGTGACCGTTGTTCCCCCACGGGGACAGGAGGCACCGGACGACATTACCATTTCCAGCCTCTACCGGGTGTCGCAGGGGATTGGCATCACCACCCTGGTTGCCACCTGGTCGCCGGTGAAAAATGCGATTGCGTATGAAATGCAGTGGCGTCAGAACAATGGTGACTGGATTAACCTGCCGCGCACCGGCAATACGCGGTTTGAGGTCGATGGTATCTATACCGGTCGATACGTTGTGCGTGTGCGGGCGATTAACGCGCAGGATATCGCGTCCGTATGGGGGATCTCGAAAGAAACCGAGCTGACCGGTAAGTCTGGTGCCCCACTTCCGCCGCTGGCGCTGGCAACCCGTTCGCTGGTTCATGGGGTCCAGGTTAGCTGGGAATTCCCGACCGGCTCGGGGGATACGCTGCGCACGGAACTGCAGTACAGCAAAAATCAGGACGGCAGTGCGCCGATGCTGTTATCAGACGTGGCCTATCCGGGGAAAAGCTATCAGCAGATGGGCCTCAGTATGGGCGCAGAATTCTGGTATCGGGCGCGCCTTGTGGATCGTCTGGGCAATGAAAGCCCGTGGACCGGCTGGGTCCAGGGGATGGCCAGCGATAACTTTGATGACTACTACGAAAACCTGACTGACGCGATCAAGGATACAGCTGCCTGGGAGGAAACGCAGCGCACCATTAGCGAAACGCAGGAAGGTATCCGCAATACGCAGCAGGAACTGGAGCAGACCGCTGAAGCTCTGCGTAAGGAAGCCGAAGACCAGGCGAAGCAGGTCAGCCAGGAAATTGATGCATCGGCGAAAAGCATCACTGCTGATGTTGACGGGAAGATCTCCGCCGTGAATAAAACCATCACGGATGAGATCACCTCGGTCAATGAGGCTCTCGATTCTGGTCTGGCTCAGGCAAACAAAGGCGTTCAGGAGGCAAAATCCGCCGTCGCAGATGCGAACAAGCAGATCGCAACTGTGAACCAGTCGCTGACCGACAGCATTACTCAGGTAAGACAGTCAGTCACTGATACGGCTACGGAAATCAACGCCACCATCGACCTGGAGATTGCCAGGGTCAGCAAAACGCTGGCCGACGGTGATGCCGCATTGAATGCGCAGATTAAAACTGCCGAGAATGGCCTGAAGCAGTCGCTGTCTCAGGTCAACACCACGCTGACCAATGCGGTGAAACAGGAGACCGCGGATCGTATCGCTGATGTTAACGCGAAGGCGGCACAGGCCGCTGATGAACTGCTGGCGGCAACGCAGGGGATTGAGGCGAGTATCGAGAGCCTGTCTGAGGCCGTGACCTCCGGTGACGAAAATCTGGCACGCCAGATCTCACAGATTGCCGCTGGCACAGGGGAGCAGTTTGACGCTCTGGAAATCTGGTATTTCGACAAGGATGCCGAAGGCTGGACGGAAGACGACAACGGATACACGCCAATGAGCGTCACCAGCGATGGCTGGCTGAAAGCCAACAATTCGACTTCAACCTGTCGATCCCCTAACGGCCTGACGATCGATGCCCATGCTTATCGTTTCATTAAGATGCGCATTAAAAAGGTTGGTAGCCCAACCTGGAATGCCAAAATGTTCTGGATCGGCGCTGATGAAACCGGCTGGAATGCTGGTCGCTCCGTGGTTATCAGTGAGCCGGAATACGATGACAAGGGTATTGCGATTCTGACCCTGCACGACATTGAGTGGCGGGGTTCGACAACGATTCGTCGTTTCCGCTTCGATTTCACAACGGGCCAGGATGCGGACAACTATCTGTTATTTGACTGGATCGCCGTTGGCCGGCCAGCACCCGGCGCCAGTACGGCGGCTCTGCAGGATGTGCGCAGTACGCTGAGCAACGCGCTGACTGCCGAAGCGCAGGCACGCAGCACGCTGGCGGCGCAGATGCGTGGCTCCTATGAGGGCAGCGATCTGGATAAAGTCACCTCCGGGCTGCTGTACCAGGAAAAAACCGCGCGCGTTACCGCCATCTCTGCGGAAGTTAAGGCCAGAGAGTCCCTGCAGACGCAGTTTAACGACAACAAAGCTGCTGTTTCTGGTGAACTAAGTTCTCTGACGACAGAGCAGAGCGCGCAGGCGAGCCGTATCGGTGGCCTGGAAACCAGCCTCGGGAAAAAAGCCGATGCGGCCGCGCTGACGTCCCTGACGCAGAAAGTTGAGCAACAGGGCACCACACTGACATCGCAGGGCGCCGCGTTAACATCGCTCACTAACCGGGTTGGCCAGACGGAAACGGGCCTGGCTGTTACGAATGAGGCGCTGAGCGGGCTGCAGTCTGTTGTTACCCAGCAGGGCGACAGGATAACCAGCCAGGGTCAGTCCATCACGAAACTGACGAGCGATTTGGGCACGACAAATGCCACGCTGGCGAAGAAAGCCGAAGCGGCTGCGGTCACCGCCTTAACGCAGCAGGTAGAGCAAAACGGCCAAGATATTCGCAGCAATACTGACAGCATCACCAGCCTGTCGAATCAGATGGTCAATGGCCAGACGAATCGCTGGTCCCGTCGACTCTATCCTGTGCAGCTGGCTAACGCCGGGACAGTCCCGTCATTCAGCGATGTTCGCGCCGTGGCGCCAACGGTCGTGGATGAGGTGGCCGACGCGGCCAAACTGGACTTTACATCCGCCGGCAGCTATCTGATCGCGCTGTATTCCTGCCAGGTGAAGGTGGCCGCAGATACCACAATCACACTGGCGCCCGGCGCCAGGGTTTTTGATGATACCGGCGCCATATTTGTGAATGGGGTTCAGGTCGCCTGGGGTAACGCCAGCTGGAATACCGTCAGTTTTGAACTGAAAGCCGGCTGGAACACCGTTGAGTTTCTGGTGAATCAGTGGACCGGCCAGGCGTATATTAACCTGGGTCTGAAGCTGTCAGACAAGGTTGCTGAGATGTACTCCGGTCTCGGGGTTTCCGCGCTGGCAAACGCAGCCGGCGTGCTCAGCTCGAATGTCAGCCAGATTGGCAACGATGTGGCCAGCAATTCGCAGAGTATCACCCAGCTCCGGAATGCGCTGACGCAGACAGACGCGAACGTGGCCAGCAAAGCGGATCAGACGGCGATGAACTCGCTAACCGGACGAGTGGAGAAGACGGAATCCGGGCTGACGGCTGCTAATGCCAACATTACCTCGCTGAAATCCGCTGTACGGGCCGGAAACGCATCAGGCGGGGATTTAATTCCCAACCCGACGTTTGACCCGGCGTATGACCAGATGGGGTTCAGCGTGGTAGCCACGACTGCAGAGGAGGTCCCGCCGGGCTGCCCGTATGGTTATGCGGCCCGAATTGCCAGCCGGGATCACCATCCTAACTTTGCCGCGTTCCCGGCCACGCTTAACGATGTGATTGAGATCAGCGCACTGGTTGCCTGCGGCGCCGGCACGGCGAATTTTAATCTGTATGTTGGCACCGCCGTTCGGCCAGATACGAGCACCGGTGCACCACTCATGGCGGGGGGCGGGAAATCCCCCTCCGCGACCTGGCAGAGAACCACCTGGCGCTTCAAGGTCACGCAGGCGATGGTGGACAGGGGTTATATCCGCCCGTTCCTGCAGATCTCGCAGAACAGCCCGTATGGCACCGTATGGTTCGTTACGGACTGGCATATGCGAAATGTGACAGCGGCGCAAAAGGTTCAGGATACTGCGGATGCCACGGCGGCGGCGGTTGACTCCCTGACCACCACCGTGACGCAACAGGGTAATCTGCTGACCTCGACCGGCAACCGGACAACTCAGCTGGAAAACGGGCTGGCAACCACCAATGCCGCAGTGGCCAAAAAGGCTGATGCGACAGCGGTGCAGGATTTGACCAATACCGTCACACAGCTGGGCAACGACCTGACTGCTGCGAACAGCGCCATCACGAAACTGACCGGAAATCTGGCGAATACCGATAAAGCGCTGGCGCAGAAAGCCGATGCGACTGCGCTGGCCACGCTCGACACGAAAGTGACGCAGCAGGGCAAAACGCTGGAGAGCCAGAGCAATTCGCTGACGAACCTGTCGAACAGCCTCTCGCAGGTCGCGGCAGATATCGATGCCAGCGGGCAGATACCGGGTAACCTGGTCGTGAATCCCTCGTTTGAACGCGGGCTGGATGGTTACACCGGGCGGTCAACCGCGACCAGTGCGGTGGAGGTTTCCGTTCCTCATAGCGGGACGCGGGCGCTGAAGGTTGATCCGGGGAATGTGACTCCGGGGCAATACATCCCGTTTGTTCAGGGGCGAACCTATGAAATCGGGGTGTGGGTCAAGGAACCCGGAGCGACGACGGATAATGGCGCGGGGAACAACAAGCTGCGGATCGGCAACTCTGCCGGCCAGCCGGTTTTTGAGCGTCCATACAACAGCGGTACGGTGGGGACAAACTGGACCCTGATTTCCGGTCGCTGGAAAGCGACGGAGACAGCCAGCCTGCCGGTGACGCTGAGTAACTATCTGATTAGCGGCAGCCGCTACTTCGATGATTTTTACGTCACTGACGTTACCGACCGGGTGGACATCGATGCCACCGCCGGCGCCGTTACCGGACTGACGAGCCGGGTCAGCACAGCGGAAGGGGCCATCACCTCACAAAGCCAGCAGCTGACGAACCTGCAGAACAGCCTGAACACGACCAACAGCAATGTGTCGAAGAAGGCCGATGCAACGGCACTGACTTCGGTCGATAACCGGGTGACAGAGGCGGAAGGGAAACTGACCACACAGAGCCAGCAGCTGACAAATCTGGCGAATGTGCTGACGGCCACCCGCAACGCCGGCGACAACCTGATCCCGAACTTTGATTTTCTGCAGGGCAGCACTGCCTGGGATATTCAGTATCCAGCCGGTGTGACCTTTGGCGATTTCGGGGACGGGAAAGCGGGGGTCCGGCTGAACCGGACGACCACTACCAGCCCAGGCATTTTCTCCAACAACAACAAGCCGGTGCCGCTGAATGGCCAGCGCAAGTATCGGGTGGTGGTGAAGGCCAAAGGTGTTTCCGGTGCGATGAGTCTGCTGATCCGTCGCCAGAACAAAATCGGCCAGACGGACAGTACGTATGAGGATAAAACGGTCACGCTGACCTCTGACTGGCAAACCATCACCTGGGAAACCGGATTGACGGCTGCCGGCGCGGACGGGCAGAACTTCAAACTTTATTCTCATCCGACAAACGGTGAAATCTGGCTCGATTCCGTCCGGGTGTTTGATATCACCGATGAAACCAACATCAAGGCGACCAGCGATGCTGTTTCGTCTCTGACCGGGACGGTGACGAACCAGGGGAACACCCTGACATCACAGGGGCAATCCATCACGGCGCTGAATAACGCGCTGGAAGGGGTCAAAGGCGATGTGGCGAAGAAGGCTGATGCGTCGGCGGTCAGTTCACTGACCAACCGGGTTACCCAGACTGAAAAGGATATCCGTAGCCAGGCCGACAGCCTGACCAGCCTGAATACATCGCTGAAGCAGCAGGCGACACGGGGAGCCAACGTACTGCCGGACGGCAGCTTTGAATCCTATGCCGTCGGAGATGTTCTCAGTAATGCCCGCGCCGTTATCACCAGTGAAGCTGCGCACAGCGGGACCAAAAGCCTGCGTGTTACGCGCAGTACGGAGTACAACCCGAACGCGACGGATAATAACGATACCCATATCTTTTCAGGCATGCAGGTTCGCGATAACGCGGTCTATTACGTGGAGGCGTGGGTTAAGTTGCCGGCTGGCTCGACCGCCGATCCGACCGTTTATATGGTGCTCGGATTTTCCTTCCAGGATTCTGCCAATGGCTGGTCGTGGCCTGGCCTGAACGTGAAAGTCTCCGAGTTGTCGGTGGACAACTGGACAAAAGTCAGTGGCTATCTGACCAACAACCGAACCGCGCTGAAACAGGCAATGGTGAGGAGCTCCATCCCGAATACACCAAAAGTTCGCCTGGGTGATGCCTTCCTGATTGATGATCTGATCATCACTGACGTGACCGATGCGAAAGCGGCGCTCGATGCCGCCGATGCGAATGCGCAGGCGCTTTCAAGTCTGTCCGCGTCAGTCACGCAGAACGGGAAGAATATTACGTCTCAGGGCAGCGCGATCACGAAACTGCAGTCGGATGTGACGCAACTTGGTAAGGATATCAGCGGCAAGGCCGATGCCAGCGCGCTGACGAATCTGACGACCCGCGTGACGGCTACCGAAGGCGGTCTGAAATCGCAAGGAGACAGCCTGACCAGCCTGCAGAACAGCCTGAACACGACTAACAGCAATGTGGCGAAGAAGGCTGATGCAACGGCGCTGCAGAGCCTGCAGAACAGCGTTGAACAGCATGGCAGGGATCTGACCACGCAAAGCAGCGCGCTGACGAACCTGGAAAACAACTTTTCCTCCCTGACCGTGGGCGGGACCAACCTTATCCGCAATGCGGACACACTGGAAGGATGGAGCAGCCGCCACGCCACAGAGACCTATCTGGGCGACCGCGTGGCCTACACCCGGCTGGCGAAAGGTGCATCCGGTTATACCCAGCTGGATGAACAGACGCTGGACGTTACCGGGCGTACGGAATTTGTATTCAGCTTCTATGCGAAAGGGGCTTATGACGGGCAGGAGATGGCGAGTTATTTCTATAACCCGTCGAACACCACCACCACGGAAACCAGCCAGGGCGTTAAAGGCGGGGCCGGTGACGGCAAGGCGGTCACGAAACTGACCACCGCATGGGCGCGTTACTGGGTGAAATGGGTTATTCCTGCCACCAGTGGCACCAAACGGCTGATTGCCGCGCGTCTGGAAAGCGCGACGTCTGCCGACAAAGAAGTCTGGCTCTGCCGCCCTCAGCTGGAAACCGGGACCGTGATGACCGACTGGTCACCGAGTCCGGATGATGCGGCCAGCGGTATTACCGCGAACACATCGGCCATTAACAGCCTCACCAGTCGGGTGACGAATGCCGAGGGGCAGCTGACCGCGCAGTCTCAGAGCATCACGAATCTGCAGAACAGCCTGAACACCACCAACAACAACGTGGCACAAAAGGCCAGCGCGCAGTCGGTGAGTGATCTCACCAGCCGGGTCACCAGTGGGGAAGGCAAAATCACCTCCCAGGGGCAGGCTATCACGAAGCTGCAGGGCGATTTGAGCAGCACCACCGATAAGGTCAACACCAAAGCGGATCAGACGGCGCTTAACGCGCTGACTGGCCGGGTGGAGAAAACCGAGGCAGGCCTCACGGCAGCCAACAGCAACATCGTCAGCCTGACGGCGGCGGTGAACGCCGGGAATGCTGCCGGGGATGATTACATTCCAAACCCGTCATTTGATCCGGCGTATGACCGCATGGGTTATGACGTGGTGGAGACCACTGCTGCAGGTGTGCCGGCTGACTGCCCGTTCAGGTATGCCGTCCGGCTGGCCGGGCGAGACCATGTGCCAAAAATCAACAACATCGCTGTGACGCCGGGCGACGTTTACGAAATGTCTGCTCTGGTAGCGTGTGGTACCGGCAGCGCTGACTTTAATTTCTACATCGGTCGGGCCACCACTGCTACTGGTGGTATTGGGGCGAGAGCGTCCGGGGGAAACACCAGGACCACCACCGCGTGGAAACGAGCCACCTGGCGCTTTACGGTGCCATCCGATACCTGCTTGCTGCGGCCGTTCCTGCAGGTTAATCAGAGCAGTCCGTTCGGCACCGTCTGGTACGCTGCCGACTGGCATATGCGTAACGTGACGGCGGCGAACAGTGCGCAGAAAACCGCAGATGCGACCGCAAAAGCGGTGGATTCACTTACCACCACGGTTAGCCAGCAGGGCGATACGCTCAGCAGCATCGGCACGCGGACCACCTCGCTGGAGAACAGCCTCCGGTCGACAAACGATACGGTGAGTAAAAAGGCTGACACGACAGCGGTGACGCAGCTGCAGGGCACGGTGACGCAGCAGGGGAATGACATCGCGGCAGCCAACAGCGCGCTGACAAAACTCAGCAGCGATCTGGCCACGACGAATGCGAACGTGAACAAAAAAGCGGACGCAAGCGCGATGAACACCCTGCAGAACCAGGTCACGGAGCAGGGCAAAACACTCAGTGCGCAGGGGGATTCTCTGACGCAACTGAGTAACAGCCTGAGCCAGACGGCAGCGGATATTGACGCCAGCGGGAAAATGCCGGGCAACCTCATTGTTAACGGCAGTTTTGAGCGCGGCGCGGCGGGCTTTACCGGCTGGAGCAGTACCGCGACGGTGGCCGATTTACAGGTTCCGCACTCGGGTAACAAGGCGCTGAAAATGTCCGCCGGCCAGTCGAACCTGGTCGGACAGGAAATCAGTATCACCCAGGGTCGTACCTACCGCATGGGGGTATGGGCGAAGCAGGACCCGGGGACCACGATTAAAGATGCGGGTAACACGAAGTTTCGTGTGGCCGACAGCACTGGCCTGCTGGTCGGCTCAAACTACGGACCGTTTAGTTCTGGCTGGCAACTGGTAACGTTTGACTGGAAAGCCACGAAGACCACGACGGCCAGCTTCCAGCTGACGACCTTCCTCAGCGCGGGGGCAATGTATTTCGATGATTTCCATGTCCTCGATGTTACGGATGAAAAGGATATTGCGGCTAATGCCGGGGCCATCTCTCAGATGAATACCCGCGTCACTGCTGCGGAAGGGGCTATCACCACCCAGGCGCAGCAACTGACAAAACTCAGCGGCGATCTGGCCGTCACGAATGCGGCGGTCAGTCAGAAAGCTGAGCAAAGCGCTGTCACCGGGTTGACCACCCGGATGACGTCTGCCGAGGGTCAACTGGATTCGCAATCGAAGCAGCTCACCAGTCTGCAGAACAGCCTGACCACGATGAATACTGAGCTGGGTAAAAAGGCTGACACGTCCGCGGTAAGTTCACTCACCGGTCGCGTAAGCCAGGTGGAAAACACCATCACCAGCCAGTCGCAGAGCATCACGTCGCTGACCAGCACCATCAATACCATCCGCACTCAGGGAGCTAATCCGTGGGTTGACGGTACGTTTGAAAGCTACAGCGATGGCCAGGTGCTGGGCGGGAGCGGCACAGCCGTTGTGGTGGCGTCTCAGAAATTCACCGGCGGTAAGAGCCTGAAGTTGAGACGGGATGAGAACAACGGCGGCAACAGTGATAAACAGCTTGGCACCTGGCAGTCAGTCCGTGAGGACGCGAAGTTCCGGTTTGAGTTCTGGGCCATGATGCCGGCGGATCAGGCGCCCTCATCCGGGTGGACAACGCTGGTCGGTATCCAGTCGCAGAATGCTGCCGGGCAAAATGCGTGGCAGGCGGCGGTCACTGTCAGCGAAGCCTCTCTGGGCGCGCGCGATAAGTGGGTGAAATTCACGGGTATCGCCAGTAACAACGGGGCGGGCAGAACACGCGCGGTGGTCTGGATCTCCACCCGTGGCGCCACCGGCAACGGTACCCCTGGCTATTCACTGTATATCGACGATCTGGTCATCACGGATGTTACCGATGCGAAAGCGGCACAGGATGCCTCTGACGCGACGGCGAGCGCTGTGAGCGGCCTGACGGCGCGCGTAACGGATGCCGAAGGGAAAATTACCGCTCAGGCGCAGCAGCATACGGCACTGGCCACGAAAGTGGATAACGCCAACTCCCGCGTCGATAACATGGCGAAAACGCTGAGCGACAGCCAGAGCACACAGGCCAGCCTGAATACCTCGCTTCAGTCGCAGATTGATGCGCAGGCGGCCGCCAACATCAAAAACCAGACGACGCTGGACAACACGATTAAATCGGTGGCCAGTATCACCAGTACCCAGCAGACGCATGCAACGGCACTGGAGGCGCTGGCAACGCAGCAGACGACCCTGACATCCAGTGTCGGGGATCTCAGCGCTTCCGTTCAGAACACCGCCAAAACCGTGGCGGATGTGAATGGTACGGTGAGTTCGCTGTGGTCGATGAAGGTTGAGACGGTTAACGGGAAGAATGTTGGCGCGGGGATTACGCTGGGCAGCAATGGTGAAACGAGCGACATGATCCTCTACGCCGACCGCTTCTCGCTGTTTAACCGTAACAATGCGACGGCAGTGCCGGTGATGATTGCCGAAGGCAATGAACTGTATATCGATACGGCACGTATCAAAAACAGTTCCCTGACCTCAACCAAAATCGCGGACGGTTCCATCACGAACGCGAAGATCGGCAAAGAGATCCGCTCGGATGACTTTGTTGACGGGGCACGCGGCTGGAGCATCAACAAGGATGGTGGGGCGCAGTTCAACAATGGGATCTTCCGTGGTCACATTGAGGCGGCAAGCGGCAAGTTCAAAGGCATCCTGGAAGCTCAGTCATTTATCGGTGATATCGCAGTAGCTCGCCGCTACGATGATATGGCTTTCCGCCGCAACCAGACTGTTCAGCGTAACGGGGCATACCAGAACCGTGGATATGGGATGACGATTGTTCTGTCGTGCACACTGGTTTACCAGCTCACTGGCGCGGGCAATGTTCAGCAGTCGTATTCCGTTGATATCACGTTCAACATTGGCGGGCAGGAAGTAACACGTCGCTTCTTTGCCAACGCCGGCGGTTTCCAGTCTGGTGACTTCACTCAGGAATTCCGCTTCGCTGCTGATCTGCTGGCTGATAACAACAATGTCAGCTTCTTTATCAAGGCGCGCGGCAACGATGCTTCGATTGACTATAGCTGCTCGATCCAGAACATCACCGCCACGGCGTTCCGTACAAACAGCAACTCATTCAGCTAACAGAGGCCCCGCAAGGGGCCTTTTCTTTTTCCAGGGATAACCATCCAGGAGGAACTTTATTATGGCGATGTATGAAGTCGGCACCGTCACGGGCGCAGCATCTCAGGCGCGGGTGACAGGAGCGACAACAAAGTGGGCACAGGTGGCGCTGGGGATACAGCCGGGGTCGATTCTGGTGGTCTACCGCAGCGGTAGTGCTGACCTGTATGCGATCAAATCCGTGGACAGTGACACGCAGCTGACGCTGACCCGGAATATCACCACCGCATTTTCCGGCGCCAGTTACGGCATTATTACCGCTGAAACCGCCAGTACCTCGTCGTTTGCTAACCAGCTGGCCAGCGCATTTGCATTCTGGCGTAGTGTGGTGGAGGGCTGGTCGATGGCCCTGACCGGCAGCGGCAATATCACCCTGACGGACCCGATCACCGGAAACCAGGTGACCGTGCCGGCAATAGCCGGGATGGCGAAGGCATCGGATCTTAACGCGCTGGCAAAACTCACCGGAGGAAACAAACTCGACGGCTCGCAGGTTATAACCAGCGATAATGCCGGTTTTATTCTTGGCAGGAACAACGATATTGGACTGGTCAAAAAATCAGGCACCTACGGGAAGCTGATGGTGGGCAGCGGAACGCGCTTCAGCGTGGTGAAAGGAAATAAGGCGACCATCAGCCCTGAAGATACCCAGACGGAGATTATGGGGGTCGATAGCGCCGGCAATCTGGCTGTTCCGGGCAACATCAGCGCGGGGAAATATTTTGCGCAGGCCATTGAGCTATCGATGAGTACGCCATACATCGACTTTCATTTCAACGATAGTACCGCCGATTACACAACACGGCTTATCGAGAACGTAGCAGGTGAGCTGACTCTCGAAGGGGCCTTTATGTGTAAAAAGCATCTATACGCCTGGGGAGCACTCATGGCGAGAAGCGTTGCCCCGAGCAATCCAGCGAATGGACAACTGATCACCGGCGCACCGTTCCAGTCGATGATTCAAGGGCGTGGCGGCTTTGGCGATGCCCGTGGTGCGGTAGCAAACTATTATGTTGAGGAGTCTGTGGGTTCGGAGCACAGGGCGGTTGTCTATCTCGATGGTTATGGCCGAACTGATGCATGGATCTTCCGTGCTGGCGGCACCATTTCCACTGGCAAAGGGGACGTCCTGACCACCGGCTCAGACGTGCGGCTTAAAGAGGATTTTACGGAATCTCGGGAAGGCGCCTCCAGGCGCATTAACGCGCTGGGGGTATGCGAGTTCAACATGAAGGGTGAAACGCGCCGGAGGCGTGGCTTTATCGCCCAGCAGGCTGAAAAAGTTGACGACTTGTATACCTTCCTCGGCATCGAGCAGGAGATCGATGGTGAAAAATTCAGGGTGATGAATGTGGATTACACGGCAATCATTGCCGATTTGGTGACCGTGGTACAGGATTTGATTAGGCGAGTTGACGCACTAGAAAGTTGAGGAGCATAAAAAATCCCCCGGAGGCACTTGCCGGGGGCAACTGAAACGACATTAATTGCTGTGTACATCACAGAATAATTTGCAGTAAACGATAAGTAAGTTCAAGTAAAGTTTTACTGGTCAGATGTTGTGTTATTTTTTAATGACCTACCAAAATTAATAATGTAGTAGTGCTAAATTCCAATAGAAATTAATTTTTAAGAATATAATCCT